TTGGAATTGATTCCCTGTTTTATCCCCCCCGCATGCTCGTAAGAGATGCAGTTCGGTTATGGAAGAGGCACAGCCCTTCCTATGATGCACAAAGTGTGTGCAAGCATTTGTAACTGATATGACGAAATAGTGATATTTAGTCTAGGGAGTTTATTAAAACTTCTCCCGAAGAATGAAAAATTGTGCTGCCCCCGGGGGTAGCACAGCCGGATACCACACCGCTCTAGTGGATCATTTCCGGTAGGACTCGCCCAGTAATGGGCCTCCTCCTGCTTTATTAATACTTTCCAGGAACCAAAGAAAAATGTATAGTGTCTATCGCTGTCCCTAGTCACAATTACGCCTTTTTCGGTTAAGTGCGACAAGCGAGCTTTTGAACATGTCTACGAGAGTAAAGATCACCTCTCATGACCTCTGAGTCAATTGCTTTAATGTCAAATGCATGTATTCGATTTCGATGATGTTTAATTCCATCGATGACATAACGGCCAGTCTCTTATCTGGGCTAAGAGATCATTTTATAGATTGTGGAGCCTAAACCTACTTATACTCATGTTTACAGTAACCCCCCAGAGCACCCCCCAGTCCGTGCAGACTTTAAATGCAAAAAGACCCTCCCCTGGTATTTGCTGGTTTTGTCTCTGCCTGGAGCCAACCCATGAACCATCTTGCCGGATGAACACACCCAGTCCTTTTTTCACAGATTGTATTAGGAATGCAGCCCTTAGGACTAGGCTGCACGTACGAATGCGTGCAACTCCTGATATAATCGAACCTTTTCTACCCACGCTCCATACACGCCTCAACCGCTATGAGACGTGCTTAACTAACCTCCCTCATGAATGCCATATTCGTCGTGATCTACTCGAATGTGCTTATGATCTTTCCGCTACCCTAAAATTATACCCTTCCGATACTGCATCTGCAGCTCAGATCGGTTACATCACACGTAGCATACTGGAATACGACGAGTGCTTAGATAAGTTGCGTAGGTATATTGCTTATGCGTGTAAACTCTCTTTGAGTCGCTTTCGAATTGTGCGACCCACTTCTCAAACAGCGACTCCTCGATTTTATTCACCATTTGACACCACACCTGCACTGGATGTGCAAGGTTTAACCCCTGCTGTGGTACCCTACCACCGCCCACCAACTCTTTTCGAACAATTCGGACGGACTTTTAGCAAACCTTTCTTTTCCAGTCCCTTCCGTATTTCGCTCATTGGCAAACATATTGATATGCCTATAATGCAAGACGCCATTCTACATGTTATGGAGTCCATGGTTGTATTCTTCTTTCAACTTTGGAAAGCCAGATCTTATTCTGAACGAGTGGTTGCTTGCGTGGCTTATGCTAAAATGACACACATCCAATTGGAAGATTTCTATGGTTATGTAGCCGCAGTTCTACTCTACCCATTGCCTAGTTCTGGATTAGCAGTCCAGGGCGATGATGATGTTTGGGAAGACACCTTTGACGATATGCAAGAAATGTTGGATAAGTATGACGTGGTAAAAAAATCTCCGTTCTTTACAAAAATGTATAAGGTTGGAATGTATGGTTTAGCTGCAAATATTTTTAAACCGCTTGGTATAGATTTTGATTCTTGCAAATTCAGTGCACTTGAAAAAGAGCACGCACTCGTCAATTTCAAACCAGGTTTTGATATGTTCCATTGTATATGTGATACAGCCCTCTTTTTAACTAGACGCGGTTATCAGTGTGTAAAGACAGGTTCTTTGATGCCCATCTTTCACTCTGAGTCACACTATCAACGGTGGTTCGATACAGCAACGGACTTGATACGCAACGCACAATTTATGTCCAATCCGGACTGCCTTAAGATCAATCGCTTTACGTGGTTGAGTAATTTGCGTGCTGCTATAGAAAAAGGTCATTGCTTAAAGAAATACGTTCAAAACCGCGATACGAAATTGATGGTTACCCGATTGCTTGCCTCTCTTGAGATGGCACACGATAATGAGGTTACCAAACGTGCGGCTACTGAAGGACGTCGTCTACCACTCGCACTTCTCGCTTTTGGAGGATCGAGCATTGGCAAAACATCCTTCGAAGAATTGCTCTTCCATCATTACGCTAAAATCAGAGGATTAGACCCTGGTCCACACAACATTTATACCCGAGTATTTACGGATGATTTCTATTCAGGATTCAACACTTCCATGTGGGGCATTCGTCTTGATGATATTGCTTTCATGAGTCCGAAACTCGGAGTTATGGATCCATCTATGGCAGAGATGCTTTCAATTATAAATAATGTCGCATTCACGCCTCCTCAAGCAGAACTGTCTGATAAAGGCCGTACTCCACTAAAGTGCGAAATCTGTGTGGGGTCCACCAACACTGAGGACCTAAATGCGGTGGCATATTTCAGTTGTCCTTTCGCAGTTCAGCGACGCTTCCCATGGGTCCTCGACCTAGTGGTTAGACCAGAATTCCAAGATCCATCACGCCCCGGGATGCTCTGCCCCAAAAGGGCCGGAGTTCCCCAACCCGATTCTTACCCGGACTTTTGGCAAATTACTGTCAAGCGAATAGTCCCTGCAAATGAATCACGACGTGATCAGAGAGGGAAAACTGAAATCGTGCATGTGTTTCAAACATTAGCTCCATTTTTACAGTGGTATAACAAGCTTATTGTCGAACACAACGAAGTCCAAGACCGAGTAATGCGCGGTAACACACTTATGGTTGAAGCCAAATTATGTGAAGGTTGTAAAGTTCCCTTGCGCCTATGCACTTGTGAAGTGTATGGCCCCGAACCAGCGCCTTTTAACCATATGGATGATGATCCAGTGCGTGATGCTAGCGCAGCTGAATATAATGCTGAACGATGCCTTTACTGTAGGAACTTTTTTCCTGACAATTGCGTATGTCTTGACGTGCAATCTAGCCAACCTGAACATGATTACGATCTATTTGGTGAACTCGCACAACAAGCTATCAACGGTCGCGATGCTGTTCCAACATATTACAATGTGTCTGAGTTACCCCAATCATTCTTTTCAGCAACTGCTATGATGAACGAACGTGAAAGTAGTCTTAGTTTTAATACTATATTCATCTGGATGTATATCCATCACGCTTACTTTCTTAATCTCATAGCTTGCCTCATATGGGGCCGTTGTTGGTTTGAAGAATGGATTTGTAAATCACGCCATAAGAGAGCTATTTTTCGTCTCGCTATTGGTGCTGCCGGAGAAACTGCTCAACAGTCATTTGGCAATGTTGACAAACTCGCTAAGATTGGTGTTGGTATCACAGCTGCGGTCGCTGGATTAGCTATGTGTTTCAAGTTTTATTCAACTTTTAAATGCGAAGTGCAGGGAGTTACTTCTTCCAAAGCGCCAGCCTCAGATGAAAATCCCAGGAACTCACCTAATTACGAACCAGCTGCTCCCTTTTCCGTTTGTGACCTTTCACAAACTACTCTAGCAAGCCGTGGACAAGATCCTGCTATTTTTGAAGCTAACGTGCGGAAAGGAGTTGTGAAATTTGACATGTGCAAGAACCCTGGAGGTCAGCGTACTTCAGCAATCAACGTTCGTGGTAGTGTCTATATGGTTAATACTCATGCGGTCCCACCTAAGACCCCCTTCATACTTCAGATTGTCTCTGAGATGCAAGGAGCTATCACGACTAATCAGAAAGAGATAATGATCACTTCAGATATGATATACAATGTGCCAGATTGCGATTTGACTTTTATTCATTTGCGCTGCCGTCCACCTGGAACGGATCTTACTGCTTACTTCCCCAACCCTGATTTTATGGGACTTTTGGATGGTAAGTATATAGGTCGTTCAGCAGATGGTCAACCGTGGTCACGCCCAATAGTCAATCTGCGCCGAGAGCTAACAACTTGGCCTGTACATGATCGCTTTGTGAGCGGACCAGTATGGGAAGGTCGTACATCAACACCCACTATGGGTGGTGATTGTGGCACTCCATTAGTTGTCACTCAAGGGCCCGGCCATGTTATACTCGGTCTCCACACCTTAGGGCGTGGCGATCGGGTTCAGGCGATGTTTATTTCTCGAGCAACTGTCCTAGACGGGTGCGATAGACTTGAACCCAAGTTCGTCTCACGTGGTAAAGTCAACATTTCTGCTCCATCGTGTGAACGTACATTGCGTGCCCTTGATGTGCAAAGTGTCTTCAATAAGATTGATGATGGTGTTGGAGAAGTGATTGGATCCATTGTTGGATTCAGAGCTAATCCCAAATCGCACGTCGAGACTACACTCCTTGCTCCTGTGCTGATGAAACATGGATACGTGATTGATCGTTTTCCACCCATTCTGGATAGACGACCTTGGCTTAAAGCCCTTACAGATATGACAGCTCCCAATTCTATGATTAGGTCAGACGTGCTTACTGCTGCCTTTGAAATGTATAAGCTGGAAACTGTGGGCGCAAATCTAAGCGACGTTCACGTGTATCCAAGGAATATTGCTATTAATGGAGCTCCTGGAGTCATATATTGCGATAAGTTGAATAGAAACACGAGCGCCGGTATGCCTTACCAGAAATCCAAGAAGCACTTTATGTTCTATGTAGATGAAGCTAACTCCACTGATATGGACGTAACTGATGAAATACATGGACTTATAGATGATATGGAGTCTACGTACCTACGTGGTGAGCGCGTCAATGCAATTTTTAACGGACACCTCAAGGATGAAGCGGTTTCTTCTGCGAAGGTTGAATCAGCTAGTACGAGACTTTTCACTGCTAGTAATCTCGCATTCACAATCCTTGTTCGCCAATATTGTCTTTCTTTGATCAAACATCTACAGGAAAACAAATTGTTGTACGAACTTGCTCCTGGTCTTATTGCTCAGAGTGCTGAATGGGCTGAATTGTTGGCTTATCTCAATGTATTTAAACACTTCCTTGCTGGTGATTATGGAAAATTTGACAAGAAAATGGCCGCTATCCTTGTTTTAGTTGCATTTGATTTTCTTATAGACCTAGCATCCAGGGCTGGATACACAGACGACGACATCAAAGTATTGCGTGGCATTTCTTACGATACTGCATTCGCTTTCATAAACTTTAATGGTGACTTAATGCAAGTTTTTGGTGGAAATCCTTCAGGACACCCACTTACCGTTATCGTTAATTGTATCGTTAACTGCTTATATATGAGGTATTGTTACATAATTCTTCGTCCTTCTATGACCTCTTTCAAGCAGCATGTTCGTCTGATAACATATGGAGATGATAACTTGATGAGCGTTTCAGATGACGCCCCATGGTTCAATCACACTTCTGTCCAGGCTGTTCTGGCTTCCATTGGTGTTGAGTACACCATGGCTGATAAACTAGCTGTTTCTGTTCCTTACATCCCCCTTGCTGAGTGCACTTTTTTAAAGAGATCTTGGAGATGGGATGAGGATCTTGCGGTTCACGTTGCGCCCTTGTGTCATCAATCCATCAATAAGATGTTAACTATACGTGTGGCCTCAGCCAACGTTACTCCACAAGCACACGCGATTCAAGTCATTGGAACGGCTGTGAGAGAATATTTCTTTTATGGTCGCGACACCTTTGAGGAGAAAAGCATATTGCTTCAGAAAACTGTCGTTGAATGTGGTTTGACGCTCTATGTTGAAGACTCTACTTTCCCTTCTTGGGACGCTTTGTGCGTCTCATTTTGGATGAATTCCAGACATATTTTAAAGAAATATCATTGTCTTCCCGAAGGGGACATGATACCTGAGTCTGGTCAGGAACTCACACTTCGGATGGAACTTTTCCACACAGAGCTGGACATCTCTATAAACTGTCCAGCCGCTCTGGCGGCCGGGCCTTCGGGCCCTATTGGGTTGGGCCTAACTAGCCCCTCCCTCTTATATTCAGTTTCCAATCCACCTAATGAGGAGGCCACCCGCAGATGTGGTCAAAAGGAGATGGGTCCCCTAGAGAGACCCACCGGACAAGTACCGGCACTTACTTGCCTAGACGTCCAGGCGGACGTCATTGTTACAGATACTGGTGAATCCTGTCATTTAACGCGAGAGACTGTCATGTTCCATGACGAGTCTGAAGGAATGCGAGGAGGCATCGACCGTGGTCCAGACGGTATATCAAATATGGACCAAACCGAACGGATTGATTTTGTGAAATTTTTGTCACGACCTGTTCGCATTGCCACCTTTACTTGGAATGAAGCCGACGCCCTTGGGATCATTCGCACGTACAACCCCTGGAATTTATTTTTCTCTGATGCACGTGTGAAGTACAAATTAAACAATTTTGCATTTATCCAATGCAAATTGAAGATTAAGATTCTTATCAATGCTTCGCCCTTTTACTACGGTTGCATGTACATGGGTTATCAGCCGCTCCCCAATTTCACGCCGAGTACCATCGTGATGGATTCTGGCAACAGATTCATGATACCATACTCCCAGCGACCACATTTGTGGTTATACCCGCAAGGGAATGAGGGTGGTGAAATGACGTTGCCATACTTTAATCCTGCCAATTGGATTAATGCTCAATCAGCCCAAGCAATGACTGACATGGGTCAGCTCACTTTCATCAACTACACAACACTGCAAAGTGCCAATGGGGTTGCTGGAAATGGAGTCACCATTGCCATTTACGCCTGGGCTGAAGACGTTATGCTCTCAGGTCCATCTGCTGGTCTTGCCGTTCAAGGTGACGAATATGGAAATGGCTGTGTGTCAATGCCCGCTTCAGCAATCTCCTCTGCCGCAAGTTGGTTCGAGGATATCCCAATAATCGGGCGTTTTGCTACTGCTACGCGCATTGGCGCCTCAGCGGTTTCCAGTATTGCGTCTCTATTTGGATTTACAAACGTACCAGTGATTGCAGATTCGCAACCATATCGACCGGAGGCATTCCCCAAGTTAGCATCAACTGAAATTGGCTTTCCAACGGAAAAATTGACTCTCGATCCAAAGAACGAATTATCTGTTGACCCTTCCATTCTGGGTCTGCCCAGTAATGATGAGATGGCGATTGCCCATATTACTCAGAAGGAATCATTCCTTGTCTCAACTTTATGGACTGGGTCACAGATTGTAGACACAATTTTATTTTCCGGGAATGTAAATCCCATGATGTTCGATAATGATGGTGCGCCGAATTCTAAGTTGTATATGACACCTATGGCTTGGACCGCGGCACTCTTTGAAAACTGGCGTGGAGACATCATATTCCGTTTCAAAATCATCGCCTCCCCCTTCCACAAAGGACGATTGCGGATTTCGTATGACCCTGCCGGTTACTCCGCGCAGAATATCATCAATGATCCAACTACATCAAATGTGGTGTTCACTTCTATTGTGGACCTTGGTGAGAGCAATGATGTTGAATTTCGGGTTCCCTACCAGCAGGCACTACCTTTTTTGATTAACCGCAACACCTACACCGCGAGTGGTGTGCAGTGGTCAACTAGCGCAACCCCTACCTTTATGTACAATCCCACTTTTGACAATGGGACACTTACTGTTCGGGTACAAACTGTTTTGACCTCACCTGTGGCTATCTCTTCGGTCTCAATTCTGGTGTACGTGCGTGGCGCAGAGAATCTTGAATTTTCTAATCCACGAACTGTGCCTGCACTATCCACTTTTGTTGTGCAAGGAGAGCACGATAACAATGACCAAATTCCCACAGAGATATTGGGTACTGCCGCGAGAAATCCACATGCCGATCGTTATCTGGTGAATTTTGGAGAAAGTGTGAAATCACTTCGCCAATTGATGCGTCGGACTTCTCTTGTTGGAGTTTCCACTTTCGTCACTAACAATACTCAGGAATATAATATTCTAACAAAAAGATTTATGAAGATTCCTGGTGATTATGGTTACGATCCACACGGTATTAACTCCGCTAAGGGAATTTTGGTCCCTGCTTCTAACTTCAGCTTCAATTTCACTTACAAGACACCCCTTAATTGGATCATCCCTGCCTTCGTGGCGTATAGAGGATCCACAAATTGGGTCTTTAATATTGATGCTCCACAACCAGTGGGTCACGTTCGTGTTTGGAGAAGCAATCAACAAGGATATGGAGCTAGTGAGACCATCACCAACTTCACTAGAGGATCTCCCTCAGCGAATGCTGCATTTTTCTTCAATAATTCAGATTCTGGCGCGGCAGGCCAGGCTCTAACGAACCAAAATACAAATGCAGGACTTAGTGTGATGTGCCCTAATTACGGTAAATATCGTTTTCAGAGTACGTCCATGATCTTTGCCACCAACACAGCCATTGCGCCTGATGATGCCCCTTTTGACGAATTCGTCTTGGAGGTAGTCACGGATGGTGTGTCGGGAGTCGCGAACCAGGGACTTAAAATCTGGTCCTACAACAGCAT